ATGATAAGCCTAATCTTGCTGTATTTATAAATATATTCTCATTCTGGAGTTTATTTCCAGATGGTGAGGTTATATTTCTATCAGGTAGAGAGAATGTAACATTCCCTGGTAAGTCAGAGCGTAAGGATAAATGCTATCGTGTTGGTAAGTTTAAAGATAGAGAATATCCTGATTGTTATACTCTTACTGAAGCTTGGATAACACATTATTTAGGAACGATAGGTGCAACAATTCAAGATAATAGTGATTATTTAACACCAGTAGGTGACTTCAGTCTACATATGAGAGCAGCTGATGACTATCGTAAAGATGATGAAGTAAAGTTTGAGTTATATAAAGAGAATGGCTCCTTGGAGCAAAAGTTCACACAAATCAGTAACGAAAAGGAGTTGTATGAACAGATGGAGGAAGAATACTCGGCTTATCACCTACTTTTAACTTGTATGCACTCTAATGGTATATCATATGATATCATCAAAAAGAAGCTGCCAGTTATTAACGAAGAGATATCAAAGATTCTGGCAAGCATTGTAGACTTCCAAGTTATGTTCGTCAACGAAGATAATAAGCTAGATATCTTAATTAAGCATCCAAATTATGATCCAAGGCCCATCGAGATGGGTTCTGGAGCAGAAAAAACGATTGCTGCGATGGCAATTCGATTAGCCCTGCTGAACGTATCTACACTACCAAAAGGGGATATTTTTGTTCTCGATGAGCCTGGGACTGCTCTTGACGAAGAGAATATGGAAGGATTTGTCAGGATTCTAGAGATGATTAAATCACAATTCA